AGGAGAATGACATGGGTGGTGGTGGATTTTTAGGATTAGGGCCTGCGCCAAGTGCGCCAGCAGCCCCAGATTACACAGGTGCAGCGCAAGCTACTGCGGCAGGCAATCTTGCTGCGGCTCAGACTGCTACTGCTGCCAATCGTGTAAACCAAGTTACTCCTTACGGCAACTTAAACTACGAAATCACAGGTACAGACCCTAACGGCAACCCTACATGGACTGCTACTACAAGCCTATCTGATATTGGCCAGCAACTTTTAAACAACCAAAATCAAACATCTTTAGGTCTTGGTAGCGCAATTAATGCTCAATTAGGTCAAGTCCAAGATGTAATGGGCCAGCCATTTAACCCTAATTTGCCTTCTACTGGCATAAACCCTGGGCAATCTTACCAAGATGCCTATATGCAACGCCTTGCGCCACAACTTGCACAAAGTCGTGAGTCTACGCAAGCTCAGTTGGCAAATCAAGGCGTAGTGCCAGGCACACAAGCGTATGAAAACGCTATGCGTCAACAGTCAATGAAAGAAAACGACTTGTTATTGGGCGCTACTACACAAGGTTTTGGTGTTGGCTCTCAAGCAAACCAACAAGCATTTAACCAAGAAATGACTAAATACAATATGCCACTCAATACATTGAGCGCATTGCGTAGTGGGTCACAAGTGCAAAATCCTTCATTTGTAAATTCTGCACAACAAGCTACTACTGGTGGCGCTGATTTATTGGGTGCTTCACAAATGGGTTACAACGCACAGCTTGGTAACTTTAATGCTGGTCAAGCGTCACAACAAGGTTTAAATAGTGGCTTAATGGGATTGGGCGCAGCAGGCATATCAGCGTTTTCAGACATTCGCACTAAAGAACATATTAAGCAAGTTGGCTTCTTACCTAATGGTTTGTCTGTATATGAATTTGAATACAAGCCAGAATGGAAGGATGAAGCTGGTCATGGCAAGTTTATTGGTGTTATGGCACAAGAAGTTGAAATGGTGCAACCTGAAGCTGTATTCACACGACCAGACGGCTACAAAATGGTTAACTACGGAGTGCTAAATGCCTAATCCATATTTCAGTACTGTAGGCTCATATATGCAACCTGTTAACGCACAGGAGCAGCAGGGTTTAATGCCTGTTTTTCAAAACATTGCACAACAACAACAAAACCAAAATGCTGCATTAGCTCAACAAAATCAATTAGTTGGTCAAGCTGGTCAAACCCAACAAGGCGGCATGAATCCTATGGCTATGGCACAAGCATTGCGTGGTAAACAACCGCAAACAGGTGCAGACGCAGCAAAAATGAATGAGTTTGGCGCTTATATGCCTTGGACACAAGCTGCTACTGCTGAAAAATATGGCACAGACCCTTACTCGCAACAAAGCAGAATGTTAGCTTCTCAAGATTTGGGAATGGGTAGCCCAGTTAGCAATATGCCCGTAGTTGGCGCTTATGGTCAACTGTTACCAAATAATTAAGGAATAGCTATGGCAGACGCACTTAACTTAGCACAAGCTGGCACTATGTCGCCAGAAGATTACGCCCAACAGCAAGCATTAACTCGCCAACAACAAATGGCGCAAATGCTTATGCAACAAGGTCAGCAACAGCCACAAGGTCAAATGGTTAGTGGTCGTTATGTACCTACTTCATTCTTTCAAAACATTACCCCTTTGGCTAATATTGCTGCATCACAATATATTGGTAATAAAGCTGATACTGAAGCTGCTAAGTTAGCGCAAAGAATTCGTGAAGGTAAAGAATCAGAAAGACAAGCCGCTTTACAACAAATTAAAGCTGGCAATCCTACTGGCGCTTTAGAACTGCCAAATGTATATGGTGGCGCTGCCCCTTATCAATCAGCATTAATTGAACAAGCTATTCCTAAGAAACCAAGCGCTGTGCAAGAGTTTGAATATGCACAACAAAACCCACAATTTGGTCAATATCAAGTTGGGTTAAAGCGTGCTGGTGCGCCTAGTACTATTGTGTCTATGGGTAAATCTATTGCTGGTGAAATTGGCCCAATGATGAAAGAAGCGCAAGGAATGGCGCAGGCAGCAGTTAAAACTGAAGATTCTGCTAACAGAATTACGCAAGCTATTGATAGTAATAAATTATTTACTGGCACAGGCGCTAATGTGCGATTGGGCGCTGCTCAACTAGCCAATACCCTTGGGTTTGGTGGTGACACATTGGAAGCTAAGATTAATAATACAAGAAAAGCTATTCAAGGACTTTCTGAGCTTACATTGCAAGGCCGTCAACAAATGCGTGGTCAAGGTGCTATTACTGAATCTGAAAGCAAATTGGCTGAAAGAGCTATTTCTGGTGATATTAACTTTACTCCAGGCGAAATTAAGCAATTAGCTGATGCAGCTAAACGAGCTTCTGATTACACCTACAATAACTACCAATCTAAGCTACAAAGCATGGCTAAAAACCCTGATACTGCTGGTTTAGTGCCATATTATGAAGTGCCAAGAATGGCCCCACAAGGCGCAATGCCAAATCAATCTGCTATTGACGCTGAAATTGCTCGTAGACAAGGGAAAAGATAATGGATTTATCCCAACTATCTGATGCTGATTTGATGGCTTTAAAAGCCAATGATTTGTCAAAAATGTCTGACCAAGGCTTAATGACTTTAAAAGGTGGTCAATCCGCTACGCCTCAAGCACAACCAGTTAAACAAACGCCCGAAATACCACAATGGCAGTCAGCTATTGTAGGTGCTGGAAAAGGTATTGTTGACCCTGCTTTGGCTATTGCGCAATATTCAGGCGGTAAGCCTGCCGAAGTTTCGCAAGCTATTCAGCAACGCATGAAGCCGTTTCAAGAAGCCAACCCAATGACATTTGGTGCTGGACAAATTGGCGGTGGAGTATTAACTGGTGGCGCTTTAATGAAAGGCGCTGGCATGATTCCTAGTTTTGCTAGGGCTAACCCTTATATTCAAGGCGCAGCAGTTGGAGGCGCTAGTGGCGCATTAACTCCTACAGAATCAGGCGTTAGTGGCATGGAAGCAGTCCAAGAAATACCACAAAAGGTTGGGTTAGGCGCAGTAGGTGGCGCTGGTGGCACAGCCCTTGGGCGTGGAGTAGCTAATGTAGTAGCACCAAAATTAAGTGAAGCTGCACAAAAGCTAATTGGCGAAGGTGTTAATTTAACTCCTGGTCAAATGATGGGTGGCGCACTTAGAAAGTTAGAAGATAAGCTAACTAGCGTGCCTTTACTTGGCGACATTATTGATTACTCACGCACCAAAGGCATTGAAGAATTTAACAAAGCTGCTTATAAGCGTGCTTTAGACCCTATTGGTGGAACAGTACCTAAAGAAACTGGGCGTGCTGGTGTAGAGGCTGTAAAAACACAAATTAGCGATGCTTACAACACTTTGCTTCCTAAAATGAAATTTGTGCCTGACCAAGATTTAATTAAAGGCATTAATAATTTGCCTAAAGTTGTAACTGGTTTACCAAAACCAGAGGGTAAAGTAGTTGTTGATAACATTAAAGAAATTATAAAAAAACATACACCTGATGAAGGCGTAATTACTGGCAAATCTTATCAAGCTATTGAGCAAGATATAGATAAACTAGCTTCCGCATTTAAGGGCGGTAGAGGCACAGATGCTTTTGTGTACGACGCATATAAAAATGCTTTAGGGCAAGTTAGACAAGGTTTGCAAAGAAGTAACCCAGAATTTGCTGATGAATTAGGAAATATTAATACAGCATTTGCTAACTTTGCAAGAATTCGCAGGGCTGGCTCTATGGCCAATACCCAAGAAATGATTACTCCTAGCCAAATGGCTGGTGCTGTAAAAGCTGGAGATGAGTCTGCTGGAAGGGGTAATACAGCTACAGGCAAAGCCTTAATGCAAGACCTTACCGATGCTGGCGTACAAGTATTACCAGCTAAAATACCTGATTCTGGTACTGCTGGAAGAAGTGCATTAGTTAATATGTTATTAGGCGCTGGTGGCGCTGTTGGCGGTAATAGTGCTTATCAAGCGTTTCCAACTGTAACTGCTGTAGGCGCTGGATTAGCTGGCGCAGCTGCTGCCCCTTATTTGCCTGGAGCAAGACAATTAGCAACTACATTGGTCGGTAAGCGCCCAGAAGCAGCAAAGAAATTAGCAGATGCAATTCGTGAATTAGCCCCATACATGGCTGCACCTGCGGCTCAAAAATCAGTCGGAGAATAAAAATGAGTAGAAACGGTAGCGGTACATATACACTCCCTGCTGGTAATCCAGTAGTTTCGGGTACAACTATTAGCTCTGCATGGGCTAATACAACCCTTAATAACATCGCTGCTGCGCTTACTGACTCATTAGCTGCTGATGGTCAAACAACAGCTACAGGCAACCTTAAAATGGGTAATAACCGCATTACTGGGTTAGCCGATGGTATTGCTGATACAGATGCTGCAAGTTTAGGTCAAGTTAACACTATTGTTGGTGATTATGTCCTTGTTTCAGACATTGGCGTAACTGTAGAAGCCTACGATTCCCATATTGTTAAAGACAATGTAGTGTCAGACTTTACAAAACAACAGTATTTTGGCAATGTAGCCTTAACTGATGCTTCTACTGTTGCTTGGAACGCTGAAACTGCCCAAGTAGCTACCTTTACCTTTGTTAGCTCAAATCGTACAATGGGTGCGCCAACCAATTTAGTGAGCGGAGCATACTATGGTCTTGCTATAATTCAAAATGCTGGCAGTAATACATTAACATGGGATTCTGTGTTTAAGTGGACTGGCGGTACAGCACCAACACTATCTACAGCCGCAGGCGCAAAGGATTACTTTGTGTTTAGAAGTGATGGCACTAATATGTATGAACAAGGTCGTTCACTAGGGGTTTCTTAATGACTTTACCTGTCGTATTTACAGCTAATGGGCCATCAGGCTATAACTTAACTAAATCTTTAAGGTTTAGAAGTAGTGCTTCTGCTTATTTAAATAGAACCCCAGCAACTGCAACCAATAGAAAAACTTGGACTTGGAGTGGATGGGTTAAGCGAGGTGCTTTATCAGGTTCAACTGATTTTGCTTTATTTTCTGCTTATGGTTCAAACGATGATTCAGGATTTTGGAATTTAAGATTCCGAATGGATGCAAATACAAATTGTATTGCTATTGGAATTTGGAATAATGACCAACGAAATACTACTGCACTATATCGAGATTCTAGTGCTTGGTATCATATTGTATGTGCAGTAGATACAACGCAAGCAACTGCCACAAATAGAACAAAATTGTATGTCAATGGTGTTCAAGTAACTTCTTTTACTACTGAAAATAATGTTGCACAAAATACAGATTTAGCCGTAAATAATACAATTAGTCATAAAATTGGTGCAGATTACACAGGAAGATTTTTTCTTGATGGCTATTTAGCTGAAATCAATTTTATTGACGGTCAAGCCCTTACCCCATCTTCATTTGGCTCTACAAACGCATTAACAGGTGTATGGCAACCAGCCAAATACACAGGCACTTACGGCACTAATGGCTTCTATTTGCCATTTACAGACAATTCTGCAACTACTCCAGTAGGACTAGGTAAAGACTTTTCAGGAAACTCTGGCACAGCTATTGTAGGCACAACTACAAGTGGCTCTAATTCCATGACAGTAGTGTCTTTAACTGGCATTTCTGTAGGCAATACTGTAACTGGACCTGGCATACCAACTGGTACTTATGTAACTGCCGCATCAGTATTAACAGTAACTTTATCGCAAAACGCTACAAGCTCTAATGTAAGCCAAAGCTACACTTTTGCTGGAAATAACTGGTTTTGCAACAACATTAGCTTAACTGCTGGCACTACTTACGATTCAATGACTGATGTGCCTACATTGACAAGTGCAACAACAGCTAACTATTGCACATGGAATCCATTAGAAAATACTGGCACTTTATCAAACGGAAATTTAACAACTTCATCTTCTACAAGTTCATCAGCTTATGCAACTATGTGGATTCCGTCAGGTAAGTTTTATTTTGAAAATACCATTATTACAAAACCATCAGGTGCAAACACATACATTGGTACTACAAGAAGTGCATTGTATGTCTATAACAGTAATGGTAATTTCTTTAACAATGGCTCTTACATTGCTTATGGTGCAACATACACAACTAATGATGTAATTGGATGTGCCATTGATACAGCTAACGGCACAATGGAGTTTTTCAAAAACGGCACAAGCCAAGGTCAAAAAACAGGTTTAAGTTTTGGCTCAGAAGTTCAATTTACTGTTGCCGCAACTACTGGAGCATCAACTGGCTCTGTATCATCAAACTTTGGTCAGCAACCTTGGCAATATGCCCCACCAACAGGCTTTGTAGCACTCAATACTTATAACTTACCTACTAGCACTATTGTTAAAGGTAATACAGTAATGGATGCTACTTTGTGGAGTGGTAATGCTTCATCTCCTAGAAGTATTACAAATACTGCTGGGTTTAAACCTGACTTAGTTTGGAGCAAAGTTAGAAACGATACATACGGCCACATGTTGTTTGATTCGGTTCGAGGTGCTGGTGGAAATAAAGAATTAGGTTCAAACTCTACTGGTGCAGAAGGATATGGAAGTAGTGCTGTATATGGATATACAAGCAGTTTTAACAGCAACGGATTTACTGTTACCGCTGGAACTGATGGGTCTAATCCTAACGCATACTGCAATCAAAGTGGCTTAAATTATGTAGGCTGGCAATGGCAAGCTGGTCAAGGCACTACATCATCTAATACAAGTGGTTCTATTACATCAACAGTTAGTGTAAATGCTTCTGCTGGGTTTAGTGTAGTTACTTATACAGGTAATGGCTCTAGTGGTGCTACTGTAGGTCATGGTCTTGGTGTAAAACCAGCAATGATTATTACTAAATCAAGGACATCTGCCGAAAGTTGGGAAGTTTGGAACTCTGCTTTAAATAGTGGTGGTTACGGACTTCAACTAAGACTTAATACTACTGATGCGGCTTTTAGTGCGGCAGATTACAACGGCACACCAACAAGCACTACATTTACTCTTGGTGGATATACAGGCACTAACGGAAGTGGTGTTTCTTATGTTTCTTACTGTTGGACACCTATTTCTAACTTTAGCTCATTTGGTAGCTATACAGGCAATGGTTCTAGTGATGGTACTTTTGTTTATTTAGGTTTTAGACCGAGATTTGTAATGTTTAGGCGAACCGATGCGGCAGAACAATGGGCTATTCGAGATACTGCAAGAGATACATACAATGCAAGTGAATTAGAATTATTCCCTAATTTATCTAATGCTGAAGAAGATAATAATTTAGGAATAGACCTTGTATCTAATGGATTTAAAATTAGAAATTCAGCAAATAGATATAACGCATCAGGTGGAAATTACATCTACATGGCATTTGCCGAAAACCCCTTTAAAAACGCTTTAGCGAGGTAATTATGTTTTATTGCACACAAAATCAACAATACATTAACGAAGGCAATGCTTTTGAAATCAATGGTGTACAGTACCCAGCTAACTGGTTAAATCTGTCTACACCTGAAGAAAAAGCTGAAATTGGCTTAGAAGAAGTTATTGCTACTAACCAACCTGCTAACGACACTTATTACTGGGTTAGTCAGACATTAGTTGGCCCTGACCTTACCTACACAAACACACCAAAAGACTTGTTATCAGTTAAAACAACTGCGTTAAATCAAATCAACGCTACTGCTTACTCTATTCTTTTGCCTACTGATTGGATGGTAGTTAAGGCTTTTGAAACTAGCACACCAATTAACGCTTCTTGGAATACTTGGCGGCAATCTATCCGCACTACTGCACTAACAGCTACAAACGCTGTAGAAAGTGCGGCTGATGTGGATGCGGTAGCTACTGCAATGGCTATTACATGGCCTAAAGACCCTGACCAAGTAACTTTGGAAGCGGCACAAGCTACTGAGGAAGTAGTTGAGCCAATAGTTGAAGAAACGCCTGTAATTGAGCCAGTAGTTGAAACACCAACTGAGGCTGCATAATGTTACTAATCTCTTGGGTGTTTGACAAACTAGGTTATATGCCAAAAGTGACTGTTGACACTAATTGGCCTTTCCCTGCTACACAACAAGATTATGTAGCGCCTGATTTTGAAAAGCCAATCAAGAAAGTAGCTAAAAAGACTGCTAAAATACCTAAAGCGACTACTCGCAAAACCCCTAAAAAGTGAGTGAGTTATGTCGTTTGAAATTGACCCTGTGCGTTATGGACAACTTTGGGAAAAGGTTGACACATTAACAACTAAAGTAGACAAGCTAGAAGAAGGCATGGAAGAATTACTTGCTTTGGCTAACAAAGGTCGGGGTGGTTTCTGGGCTGGCATGGCAATCGTGTCAACTTTCTCAACATTCGTGGGATTTGTAACGCACTACTTCATGGGCAAATGATGTGGCCTACGGATTACCTGAAGGCGCTAAAGCCCTTGCAGACAGCATTAACGCAAGCAGAGGGGCATCTAAAGAGTTGTCTAACTCTATTGAAGGTATACAGCGAGACGGCTTGGATGTCGCCCAACAAAAAGCCCAAGAAAGACTCAGATTAAAGCGTGAAGCTGAAGTCAAAAAACAGCTTGCTATACACAAAGCCCTTGCAGAATACAAAAACAGAAAACTAATCAGCGAAGAAGAATTTAAGCTAAAAACTGAGTTTATTAGAAAGTATGGCGCTAAAGACTGGGAAGAAGTGTTGAAGATTAAGAATGAGCTAGAAAGACTGGAAAAGCTAGAAAAGCAACAGTTTGACGAAGATTTAAAGAAGGTGCGTTATGTGCAGTTTTGGTGTTTCTTAGCAGCAGCATGGATAGCATGGTATTTAACCTGGGGTATTAAATGATGGACACATTATTAAGCATTTTAAAAGGTGTAGCGCCTGTATTAGCGACTGCGGTAGCTGGGCCTGCTGGCGGTGCTGCGGTAGGTTGGATAGCCTCTAAATTGGGCATAGATGACGATACTGTAGAAGGTGTTACTAACGCATTGATGGGCAATCCAGAGATGACTATGAAACTCAAAGAGTTAGACCTTGAGTACGCTAAGTTAGACCAACAAGACCGAGATTCTGCCCGTAAAGCCTATGCCGCAGTAGCAACAAGTGAATACGCTACAAAGCTAGATAAAGCCGTTGTGCCTATCCTTGCATTAGGCACAGTTGGGATTGCTTTTTTATTGATTGGTATTTTGATGTTTAAAAATGTACCTACAGACCAACAGCAAATTATTATTTTTGCATTAGGCTTTATTACAAGTGCATCTAGTCAAGTGCTATCTTTTTATTTTGGTAGCTCACAAGGGTCAAAAGACAAAACTAAAGAATTAGAAGGGATGATGAAGCGATGAGTGATAGCTTTAAAGAATGTTTAGATTTATTGTTAAAATCTGAAGGTGGTTGGGTAAACCATCCTAGCGACCCAGGCGGTGAAACCAATTTAGGCGTTACCAAGCGTGTTTGGGAAGAATATGTAGGCCACCCTGTAGAAAGCCTTAAAAAGCTAACTAAAGAAGATGTAGCACCTTTGTACGAATTAAAATACTGGAGGCCTTGCTACTGTGAAGTATTACCTAGAGGACTCGATTTTGCTGTCTTTTCAATGGGAGTTAACGCAGGGCCAGGAAGGAGCATTAAACTGCTTCAACAAGCTATTGGCTGCGTACCTGATGGAGTTATCGGCCCAAGAACAAGAGAACTTATTTCCTCCAGCAATAGCGCAGATATTATCGCAAAATTCTCTGAAGCTAGACGGCACTATTACGAGTCACTAAAGACCTTCCCTGTCTTTGGCAAGGGCTGGCTCGCCAGAGTAGACAGAGAAGAATTAGAAGCGTTAAGCATGGCTAAAAACAGTTGACCTGTGCGTATTAAGCAAGTCTAAAGGCTTTTCTAAACGCTTTGCAGCATTGCTAGGGTGGCAACACCATTTATCACCCATCTGAGCAATTAACTCTTTTGTACGCATTTTGTTATGCTCAACTAACAACTCGTAAATGTCATAGCTAAAATGGCCTGCTTTAATCATTTGCTTGAGTAAATCTCTGTCGTTATTTGTCATTTCTCTTGTGCCTTTCTTAGTATTGCAAACAGCCTTGATATAAATGGAATTGAAGCGGACGCAACAATTTCACCATCAAAGTTTGCATTTGACTTGATTGATTGCAATTTTCTTTTGGCATCTTCTTCATTATCGGCAAAGTAATTTAATGACCAATCTTTGCCATTGTGCCGATAACTAAAACTATAAGTTTTCATTAATTTTTTCCTTTAAAGTAGTCATGGCTAGTGTTGGTGAAATCAAACCGACAACCAACACACAAAGACAAAACAAAACTACTCCTAACCTATCTTTAATTGCTTTCATTTTGTAATCCTAATTTATAAAAGTAAAAGGCAATAGATTGAATATTCATAACTCCGTTAGTGCCTTGTTCGACCATTAAAAAGTCTTTCCATGCAACCATAAATTTATCTAACAATTCTTGATTCATTTCTCTTGTGCCTTTCTTAGTAAATATTTAAAAGCAATATGTGGAGTAAACATTTTTTGTGGACATTCTTCATGTAGTTTCAACCACTCTATAAATGAAAATCTTGCAGGGATGTCGCTAGCAGTTACATCAAGAAAAGCCCCACATCGGCATTTAGAAACTATGTTCATTCTTGTGCCTTTCTTAGTATTGCATTGGCAAAGTGCCATTCTCTTGGTCTTTTATCGTTTGCTGGTATGTTGTTAATAACATCAAGCCATAAATCTGTAATTTCTTTTACTGGTGGCTCTGCTAGAGTCTTTGCTGGATGGGTGTAGAGTGGAATCCAATCATTGATTTCAGTTTCAGGGTGTTGATTTGTGCAACTTAACCATCCATCTTTTAAATCTTTGTGCATCCAAGCTACTGATTCATTCATATTTACCCCCATAATTTAACCAAGGTTTTTGCTGCAATTCATAACCAAACACATAAAACAATGGATTGTATTCAGCAACAATGCGTCTTTTTGCTTGTAAAGTTGTGCCACTAACTTTAATTACTGTGTCAATTTGACTCATTAACTTAAACATATCATTCTTTAAAAAGGTCATTTATGCCCATTTCCTCTCTTGTTTTAATAGATTTAAGGTAGTTTTTAAGCGCCTTGTCATCCTCTTTAAAAATCTTGTTAAACATCCCATGCGTAGGATGTCGCAAGGTATGCTCGTGAAATGTGCCGTGTAGCACATAGTAACTAAATGCTCTACAAGCCTTTTCGTATTCTTTGCAGTCTGGTGCTTGGTCGCATTTGTCACAAGGAGCTTCCCCTTCAAACACCCTTCTTCCGTATATATCCATTAAGCTACCCTCGCTCTATATTCGTAACAGGCTTCACGGGCATCATCTAAAAACTTATCCCATCCACCAAGGCTAATAATCATTTCCAATACATTAATGTCTGTATCGGTAATGTAAATTTCGCATATATCGTCATCGCCATAGCCATGCACATCAACAGATGTGTCACCAACATATAACCAACCCATATACGGTGCTTTTTTGTGTTTTGTCATTTATTTCCCCTTAAAGACTGTAGTTTCTTGGGAATTGCAATAAGTGTCTACTATGACAAACCCTTAGTTGTGTATAAACAACAAAAGGTGACCTACTCGTTTCTTTACACTTTCGGTCATTGTTAGGTGGGGGCGGTGCGCACGGACACACATGGTAGGCAGAAGGGGAAACCACCTCGCCCCCGTTGTTAGTTTAGCTTATTTTTAAGTTTGTATAAGCCTAAAAGATGTAAAAACATTTGATAACCATCACGCAAATCTTGCTCATCATGCTCGTAGATTGCTACCTCACCTGTAGTGCCATTGATATACACATTTGCACAGCGTGCTGTAGGGGCTAAAACCTCACGATAAGCAGCTAATTGCATGGTATGCTCAGTATAGGGTGTTAATTCACCAGGGGATTTTTCCGTAGTCTTAAAGTCAATTACTACCCCAGAAAAGTCATGGCGTGCTTTGCAATACAAATCGCACTTACCGCCATATCCTTCTTGTGCGTTAACTAGCGACTGCTCTGGAATCCATAATTGAGCGCCAAAATGGGCTGTTACGGCCTCATCGACTGCTCGGACATACGCTGGCATATCCGGCACAAATTCGTTGTTATAGAAGCTCTCAATCCAATCATGGATAAGTGTGCCTCGGTCTGCTGCTTCACGGCTTTTACGCTTGGCTAAATCAAGAATACGGCTAATGTATTCTTTTTCATCTTCACCATCTAGGCGAGGATTAGCAAGCGTGGCGTGTAATACTTCTGTTTGTTTCCATGTATCAAGGCCTGCTTTTGATAGCTGTCCGTTAATTGTTGATACGCTTGGCACAAGTGTGCCTGGTGCTGACTTGGCATCTCGAAGCGTGGTGTTTCTTTCTTTGCCGTTTTTACCAATGGTTGTATAGCGTGGTTGCCCTGTTTGGGCGCAATACCAATGTTGTGATTCTGCCATGTTATTCCCCTTAGAATATTCATTTTGTTAAATTGTGTGCTTCTCTATGATGTGTTTTGCATAACCACATTACATCTAATGGCCTTGAATAATCGTGGTGATGCGCTTCTGCTTTATCCCCACAAATTAAACAAGGTAAAACTTGAATTGTGCCATTTTTAATGGCGGTAAATGTTTTGCTTCTAGCACTTCTTTTATGTGCAAATTTTTCTTTTCTTGCTTGGTCTGCTAATACTTGAACACGCTTACCAGACTCAGTTTTTGAATACTGTTTTTGATATGCGTTTTTACAAACTTTGCAACTTGTGTAGTGACCAACTCTATCGCTTCTTGGAGAAAATTCGCCAATAGGCTTTAATTCATGGCATTTTATACACTTAAACATCTTAATTACACATTTTTAGAATTTCGGCTTTTTCAGCCTCATTTGTTACTTTTTCTGCTGCTACTTTGACTACTGTATTAATAACACTAACCAACCCCTCAAGGGTCATTGAAATTAACTGTCTTTCTTCATCCACATGGAACTCCTCAGTATGAATTGACTCTATGTTTTGCTGAATAGCATCATTAATAACAGTTTTCATAATGGTCCTATCGGCAAATAGTAACCCATTGGCAACCACCACCACCGCAAACATATTGTTGCCAGCAGTTAGCGTATTGGGCTACAGCAATGGTAAATACACCAGCTAATGCGATTGCTACAAGTGCTTTTTTCAACATCATATTCTCCTTAGAATGGCACATCCGAGTCATCAATAGTATTGCGTGGTAATTCATCGCTTCCTGCTGCGGTAAAGCCTTTAGGTTGTTTTTCTTTGCCTATCGAAACGCTGAAAAACTTGCCTTTTTGACCTTCTTTAACCCAAGCTGACAACCAATGCTCTTTTCCATTAACCATAATTGAACCCGTATAGTCAGGATGAGTTTCCGTTGTTTTGCGGTCATTTTTAAATAGCGAGCCGCTACCTTCTTTTGGCGTGTAAGCCATAACATACCCCCTTAAATTTCTTTAGGTTTAACTACTGCTGGTTTAGATTGTGGATTGCTGGCAGCATTGCCATCGTCATCCGCTTGCACTACTCCTACTACTGCTGCTAATGCGTATCTACGCATATAGGTTAAACAACTGCCAGCGCCTTGTGCGTCAGGCTTTGTAACTGGTACTGACATCTCTTGGCTAATGTATTCGCCAGAAGAATGGGTTAGCATAGTTGTTAAAGACATGGACTTGTCTAATTCGCAATAAGTCCCAGGGAATTGAACCACAGCCAAATTGTTGTCAGCCAACAAATCACGGCAAGCATCCCAAACAGACTCAAGGTCAGCATATTTACTTTTGAAAAAAGGATTAGCAGAATCTTTTTTAGCATAAGTTAATTTTCCTTGTACGATTGATAGTGCTTTGGCTAAGTTAGCAATGCTTTCTGATTGGTTCATTTGTCACCCCTAATTGATGGAAAAGAAGCTAAAGGATTGCCAAAAATATTGCCAAAGCTATTGATTACATCTTGTAGCAATGGGTCTACATGACTATTGCGTTTTTTTGGCTTGCCACACGCTTGGCGTATGCAGTCAACTTGCTCTTGTGTAAGCTCACCACCGTATTCCATGTCATCAAGCGCTGATTCTAAAAATTCTTCATGCTCAAGCATTAATTGATTTAATTCACCCATCTAAATTCCCCTTAGATAAATAGCAAAATTGCTATAAGTAAGACTTTAACATAACTTAAAACAGTTTTGCAAATATATTTTTAAGCGTTGTATTTACACACTTTGTCGTGGTAAGATTACTTCACTATGAATATAAAACTAACCGAACACGCATTACTTCAACTATTGGGTGGCACAGTTAAAGTCGCAAAAATGTGCGATGTAGAGCCAGCAGCCGTGTCCCAATGGCGTAAAAACGGCATACCAAGGGAACAATTATTGTTTCTTGGAGCAAGAATTGAAAAAGAAAGTCATGGCTTAGTAACCCGTCAAGACCTATTCCCAAACAACTTTTGGCTAATTTGGCCTGAGTTGCTGAAAAACAACGCATTTGGAGCGCAAGACGATGAGTGACCCATTTGAAATATTAGAGCCAACAGTAATTAGCTTTAGCGGTGGTCGCACTTCAGCTTATATGCTTTGGAGGATATTGCAATCAAATAATGGGCTTCCAGAAGAAGCTATTGTTACTTTTGCAAATACAGGTAAAGAGGAAGAAGCTACGCTTGAATTTGTAAGGGATTGCGGTAAAAATTGGGGTGTTGAAATTCATTGGGTTGAATACCAACACGCTGAAAAACCAGCAGACCGTTGGAAAAAAGTTAACTTTGAAACTGCAAGTCGTAATGGCGAGCCATTCTTTGATTTAATAGACCAAAACGGCTCACCATACCTTCCAAACCCAGTAGCTAGGATATGCACCGCCAAACTTAAAATTCGCACCATACACGCTTATTTAAAGGCTTTAGGGTGGAAACATAACGAGAACATGGATTGGGTTGGTATTCGTGCCGATGAAATGCGTAGGGCTGCAAAAATGGACAGGGAACGCACTCCATTGGTAACGGCTGGTGTTACCAAAGAAACTGTAGGTAAATTCTGGAAAGAGCAGTTTTTTGATTTGGGTCTGCCAAATATGAATGGCGTAACCATGCACGGAAACTGCGATTTATGCTTTCTAAAGCCTACACATCAAATTATTAGCCTAATTAGAGAAAAGCCTGAAAGGGCTGATTGGTGGATTAAGATGGAATCTCATGCCAATTCAAGCAATAAAACTTATGGTGACGGGGCAAAGTTTCGTAAAGACCGCCCAAGTTATGCAGAATTAAAGAAGTTTGCATTATCCCATGACGATATGTTTCCTACAGATGAGGAAGGTATACCTTGTTTTTGCGGTGACTAATAATTTGTTGTAAACTCACTTTCCTATCTCGAGGCTCTAACGACATACCAGGGGATAGGATTAACAGCGCTACTGGGGGTAATGGTTGAAACAGCGCAATATAGGTGGCGAAGATAGTGCCTATACCATGCAAGACTGTCG